GTACTCAAAATGTCTACCGATGTCCAGAACACATGGTTTTTCAGTCATGTTGTTCGTCTCATCTGCCGTAACTTGAACAACTGTTGGTAGTTCGTCATCAAGAGGGTGTTCCTCAAATCCTGATATCTCTGGAGGATCCTCTCCTTCTGCCTTAAATTCAAAACTTTCTACACTCTCAGCTAACACATCCAAATCGCACTCACTCTGAAATTTAGCCTGATCTTCCTCATCAACCCCAACAGAAAGCTGTGATAATGGTACGACCACATCTTTCTGGAACACAAAATCTTTCTTTTTCAACTTACTGGTCGATCTAAAGACCACATCTCTTGGATTTGAAGTCAAAGTTGGTTCATTCAAATAACCTTCCTTGACAAAATAAGAGAGAGGAAGAACTGATAATTCATACAATCTCACTTGTTCAAATCTGACAAAAATCAAGATTTCTACATTTGGAAGCACAACACTAGAAGCTCTGAGACGATTCTGAACTGACAACATAAACCATCCTAAAGATGAATTCTGCTGGGTATCTGGGGTATTCCCTCTATATTTTTCCAAAAATTCTGTCGCTGCATTATATTTTATCTGAATGGAGCATCTATCATTCTTCTGCTTGAAATCCATCACATGTAGATAGAATAAATTCTTATCACTAATTTTTATACTAGGCGCTCCATAAGCCACAGTTCCTCCTAATTTCCCGGAATGATATTCTGTTCCAACGACTACAATATCCAACACCACATCCATGTGCCACTTCTCAAACCAATTCAACAAAGCTACATTAAATCCGACCGTTGGAACATCTTCATTCTTCAAAAATCCTGGAGTTAATCCGAAAACTGAATTCAGGTTGAGAGTCCACAGAACAGCATCCTCAGGATCACCTGCTTTCCAGTTCAATCTCTTTAATAAAGTTGGTCTAGATAAAAGCCAATGCAGATTGAGTTGGTTATTGCTACAATGATCAAAATGTTCTGTATGCATCATTCCAGGGTGTAACTGCATGGCGACAGTCTGACACAATCCCAAATTTCTTGACATTCCATCATGTGTTGGGAATACTTTCATTCCTCCGCTAGCTGCTGGTAATAAATGCATAGGCATCGGAATACTAAGATCCGGAGATATCGTTGAAGTCTGATCGGTCTTTGTTTGATTTCCACCGATTTGCACTGGTACGTCGCCCACAATGTGATCAATATGATACTCATTGGTGACTGTACTTTGATTTCCGCCTTCAGCTATAAATTCCTGCTCAACGAAATAATTCTCTTGTCCATATCCCAATCCAGGCTGTTTCATTCGTTGCACTATATTCCCATCACCATACAATTGATCAATTGGAGGGATTGGTCTAGCAATTGTTACTTTTGTATCCACAAACTGACTGAAAACTGATATTGTCACTCCTTGTCCAGTTGTTAAACTCTGTAAGGGACTCATAACCATGAAAAACATAGTTCCGAGTGATTCTTGATTCATTCCCCCCGCAAATGTATTCAATGCGTTTCTCCAGAAGAGAAAAGGGATCTGGATAGTATTAGTGGTGTTGGTACTGGGATTTAAGATAACGTGACGATAGCACAAGATATTCTCGATAGTAACATCTTGAATATCATCGAGTGGGACAAACGCTGCAATAATCATCCCTTGTTGCGTTGGTGTCCCATTCATCTGTATTATGACATTTACACTGGTCGTTGTATAAATGTATCTTTGGAAAGCCATATTTTGAATATTATTTGGATTTCCCAAAGCCAATAATCCAAAGGGAATAGTTACCCCATGTATCTTCTTTCCAACAGGATCACTTGGAGTCCAATCAAAAGCCAATCGAAACATAATCGATTCAAATCCGAATCTTAAATCTGCTTCCTCTTCATTAATCGATCTCATAGCCAAATATGATTGGGTCTTTGTATCATATTCCAGAGATGGAACTGGTTCTGTATCAATTGATGTCAATCCCCTTGTTAAATCTCCTTGATTAGGAACTACATTATCCCCTGTCATATTTATAGTTCCATAACTCCTCTGATTATTAGTTGACGGAGTTGGACTTGTTTGTTTCTGTTTCGGATCAGGTGGTCCCTCTGCTTGAAATTCTAAACCCTCAGAAATAAATTCAGAAGTTATCTTATCGGTATGCAACTTTCTCTTCTTGATCTCTTCATCAAAACGGGATCGCCATAATTCCTCCAAATATGGCTCAGCTTTCAATAATCCATTAGCTCTATTGAACAAAGCATGACAAACATTTGCCTTATAGGCATCTATCTGATCTTGTGTCACTTCCAAACTTCCTTCCGCTCTCCAACCCGAAAATAAATATCCAGAAGCTACTGATCGATTAGCAACTTTCTCAGAAGTTTCACTATATCCCTTGAATTGGATTTCATAATCAGTTTGAGCCTCATATGCATGTATCACCAGTTCTTGGTAATTATAGAAGAAATCCTCATCCCATTGGGAAGCACAATCTATCATCTGATCAATCGTCATCAGTAAACTCAAATTGTTATCTCTAGTCCACTGTATAGTTTCCCACAATGTATCCTTCTTCATTGCTCCAGTGAATTTCCCATTCAACTTTCGAGGCTGAGCTCCAAGAAATATAATGTCTTCGAATTTGTCCAATTTCTCTGTCAAAGGACGATCCTTAAAAGCCGAAGTATATATCTGGCCAATCTTAGCCATTTCATCTCTAATCTTAAGAGGATTCCAATCAACTCGTAAAGACGGATTGACAATGTGATCATCTCCTAACACTTCCATTCTGATCTCATCATCAAAATTATCATTTGGATTTGTACCCAAGAAGATATAGCGAAAATAGAGCTCATTAACTAAACAGTTAATTGGGGTGGTCCAAAAACAACCACTAAAGTTTGAGCTCTTTGGTAAGAATTCAATATTCAATATTTGCGCTAAACTCCTTGTTTCATGTTCAATCATATAATTGATTGAAGCTTCATCGATCCCCAAATCCTTCAAAAGTCTTTTAATCACATTGTAAGCTGATCGTCTCGCCTGCTGTATCATCCTCTTGTCATAACTTTTGAAATCACCTGCAATCATCCTATCTGGTCCAACTTCTGTAAGTCTATCATACATAACCTGCATGTCATAGGAATATTGGTTGTAACCAATACTAAAGGAAGTCGTATTCCTCGAATTATTGATAGCCGCCAACAATGCTCCAAATTTCATACGGAATGCGACC